TTACTTGCTCGCCTGCTTAATGATCTGATCCGCGCCGGTCGCAGCCAGGCCGGAAACAATGCCCACGGCCAGGGCGGTCAGGGGATCAGTGGCGGGAAAATCCGGCACGTTGATGTACATGGCGGCCAGGCCCAGCAGGCCGCCAAGGGCGCCGCAGATGGACGGCAGCCATTTGTTGGCCAGCGGGGTCTGCTTGACCGCGGTGGCGGCAAAGTCTCCTATTGACATAAAATAATATTTTTTGTAAATACGCATTGACATTAAATATTATCTGTGCTATAATAAGTACAACATAAGAGATACGAAACACCCCACACAAACAAAGGAGAAAACACTATGACTACCGAGATTATCATCACCATCGCTTTGGCATCCCACCGCACCGGCAATTACACCCCCGCCGAAAACGCCTATTTCACCGCCGTACAGAACGACACCTACAGAAACTTTCGCTTGCCGGAAGGCTGGAGCTACGAAGGTCACGAACCCAAAGGCATACCGCACCACAAAGCCGTGACGGTTTCCCTGCCCGACTTCATCCACGCTGTGCCGGGCGGCATCCGCTCCGACTACAAAGCCAAGGACGGCAACATCGATCTGGTCCTTGCCTTCGTCCCCGCCATCCGCGTGACAGGCGACTATGATCAAGCCATTGACGAGGCGCTGCAGGCGCTGACCATAACCGCACCGACCAGCTCCGGCAAGCGCGAAGAAATCCCCTTTGAGATCGTATCCGTATCGTCGCTTTTTGACGCAAAGCAGATGTAATATAAAAAAGGAGCCACACCATGAAAAAGATCATCAACGGCAGCCGCTACAACACCGAAACCGCCCAGCGGCTCGGTGTTCACGAAAACAATTTCTTGCCCAATGACATCTACTATCGCGGACAAGATTTATACCGCACCAAGGCGGGCAAGTATTTTATACACAACTACGGCAACGGTTTCCCCAAACAGGATGGCAACTGGGGCTGGGGCGAGGAGATCACCCCCATCACCGAGGACGCCGCCCGCGAGTGGGCAGAGAAGTACCTTGACGGCAACACCTACGAGGCGGCGTTTGGCGAGGTGGTAGAGGATGCCCGCCTCAACGTCCTGCTACCGCAGGAGCTGCTGGACAAGCTGGACGCCCGTGTCACTGCGGGCGGCGGCAACCGCAGCGAAGTTGTACGCGCTGCGCTACGTGCCTACCTTGAGGGCTAAGCCATGCCGCCGTTTAAGGATTTATCCGGGCAAACATTTGGCTATCTGTACGTTATCGAGCCGACTGCGAAGAGGCAAGACGGCAACCGGGTTTTCCGCTGCCGCTGCCTTAACTGCGGTAAAATCGTGGAGCTGCCGAGCCGTACCATCGCCCACTCCAAGCAGATCAGCTGCGGGTGCATAAAAAACCGCAACCTGACCACCAAACCCATTGCCGATAAGCTCGGGCAGGTTGACGGCACCAACGTTAGCCGAATATCATCGAGCAAAGCCCAACGGAACAACACCACAGGCGTGCGCGGTGTGTCGTGCAGAAAAGACGGAAAATATGTCGCATACATCTATTTTAAGGGGGAGCGGTACCACCTGTATTGCGGCGCCGACAAAAATAAAGCCATTGCCGCCCGCAAAGAGGCAGAGCAGCGCCTCTTTGGTGAGTTTTTAACGTGGTACAATGCGCAAAAAGACCAGCAAAAATAAAAAAAATAAGCGGCGGGCAATCCCTGAAATGAGGAAAAGCCCGCCGCTTTAATTATGGATTATTTAACTTGCTGGTAACTTGCTGGTCAGTTGTCTTTGCTTGCCTGCTTGATAACCTGATCCGCGCCGGTCGCAGCCAGGCCGGAAACAATGCCCACGGCCAGCGCTGTCAATGGGTCGCCTGCCGGGAAGTCTGGCACGTTGATGTACATGGCGGCCAGACCCAGCAGGCCGCCAAGGGCGCCGCAAATGGACGGCAGCCACTTATTTGCCAGTGGGGTCTGCTTGACAGCCGTTGCGGCAAGGTAGCAGATAACGGTGATGCAGGCAACGGATGCGATGCCAAAAGATGCAAAATCCATGATGATTTCCTCCTATGTGTTTGTTGTGTAGGTGTTCAATCGTTTCTGATCGGCAGGGCCTTGGCGCGGTTGTACAGCTCCGTACCTGTGCCGTTGCCGCCCAGGGCATGGTAGCTGCGGTAGAGGTATTCCAGATTCCTCATGGCGTCCGTGTCGATGCTGCCCTGCGCAAGGCAGCGGGAGCACTCGGCATACAGGCGGTCGTGCAGGATAGCCAGAAGTCCGGCCTTAATGGCTTTGCGCTCCTCTTCCTGCTCCTTCACCCGCTTGGCCAGGCGACGGTAGCCTGCCAGCAGTGCGGCGCAGATCAGGCCGAAGAGCCACTGCACCCAGTATCTGATGATCCAGTCCAGCACGGTCACTCCTCCACATACTCGGCCTTATACAGCCCTGCATCAATCAGCTGCAGCTCTGCGCACTTGCGCATGATGTACCATGCGTCCCCGCTGGATACCGGGCCAATGTCCAGCGTCCACAGGTTGCCATCCGCGCAGGTTTCGCGGTAGAGACTGGCAGCCACCAGCCCCAGCCCATCGCACAAGGCGCGGATGGTGCTGCGGTCGCCGCTGGAGATACGGCCAATGGTAATCCGCTGCTTGTCCAGCTTATTGGGGGTGGTATCCTCCGGCGGGGGTGCGGTGTGGCCCTGCAGGCCCGCCTGGATCATCATCCACTCATAGTCCTTGTAGATGCGGTTGCAGTCCAGGCTGGTGCCGTAACCGGGGATGCCCAGGGCGTTGCGGCTGGAATACTGCCAGATGCCATACGGCAGGGGGCAGGTGCAGGCGCTGCTGTACTGGGCAACCCAGACATCATATTTGGACAAGGCTTTCCAGTCCAGCCGATTGCGAATAAAATCGCAGCTGGCATACAGGATGCCGTAATACCCCGCCGCTTCAATTTCGCCCAGGAACGCTTCCACCAGTGCCGTGCGCTGCGCGGTAGTCAGGCGCAGGATACACGGCTCATATTCGATGTCGTAGGCCACTGGCAGGCACAGGTGCTTGTCCTTGATCGCGGCCAGGCAGCAGCGTGCCTCCTGGCGGGCTTCCGCCGGGGTGCTGGCGTAGCTGTACCAGTACACGCCGTACTGGATACCCAGCCGGGTGCACTCCTCGGCGTTGCGCTCAAACTGGGGGTCAACCTGGCTGCTGTAACGGCCATACCCGGCGCGCAGCATGGCGTGGCGGATGCCCTTGTTATAGGCTGCCTGCCAGTCAAACTTTCCCTGGTGCTTACTTACGTCGATTGCATAATACATACGCTTCACTTCCTTCGTGTTTTGTTTTACGCTGCTGTAGCTACCCAGCCGCACCGCGCTGCTGGCGGTTTCAAAATCAGCATCCAGCCAGTTCAGCGGGTTGGTGCGCTGGCCTTTCCAGCGCACTTCAAAATGCGGGTGTGCTCCATAGCAGTTGCCAGTATCGCCGCTGTAGCCGATCAGCTGGCCCTCGTATACCGTCTCCCCCTGGGCCACGCAGAGTTTGCTCAAATGGGCGTACAGCGTCTCCAGCCGGCCGCCGCGGTAATCCGCATGGCGCAGCTTGACCATGTTGCCGTAGCTGTTGATATCCCCCTGGGTGCGCTTGCCGTTCCAGTGGTACGCGATTGCAACCGTGCCACCCTCTGCGGCGTACACGGGGGTGCCAACGGCCGCGCGGAAATCCAGTGCCCGGTGCAGGCTGCCATCATTGTAGAGCCAGCCCGCGGTGATAATGTGCTGGGCCAGGGGCCACCTAAAACATACTTCTCCATTTTTCAGCCGCATCTTTATTCTCCTTATTTTGTTCTCTTCCACATATTAACCGCCAGATAGGGCGGCATGTTGTTGTGGGCTTCCCCGGAACCGCCGGAGGCGACTGTTACGGTTTTGGATTCCCAGTTCGGAATACCCCAGCCGCTTGATTGTGTCTGAACATACGCATCCGCAGTGTTTCCGGTTTTGGAGCGTATTACGTTGCTTCCGTTCGTCACAGACAACGAATAATTCGGTAGCTCGCTTTGTTTAAGCTTATGGGTGAATTCACCCCCAGTAGCACCTGCGGGAAAACTACTAGAAGCGCCAAGCAAAAAGCAGTCAGAAATTCTTTCCCAGGTACCGCCAAACAAAGACGCTGGGCTTGTACTGCTTACGCTCATGTAAATGCTGCCAATCGGCCAGGCTGCAAGTTTTGCTTCCGCGATGGCCGCCTTCACCGCCGCCGGTGTTGCCGCAATACCACCATTGGTCGAACTCGCTGAACTGGTCGAATCGCTCAATTTCACACCGCCCAAAGTCGAAGCATTACCTGTCGGCAGTGTGTACTTAGTGTCGGTTGTTGGCGGTGTATACCCCAAAGCATTTGTCACATTCGCCTTTGTCAAACTAATCGTGCCAGAATTCTCCGTAATGTTACGCCCGATTTTTACACCACCCAGGGTTGAACTGGTAGCGGCAGGAAGCGTATAGGTACTGGAGGAGGCCGGTGTCATATAGATCTGGTTGCTGTTCAGCGTTCCTTCACGCTTAGCATTATTATACTGGGCTTGCGTCAGGTAGTTGATCACCAGGCTGTCCAGCTTTGTATCAGTGGCCATAATCATATACCTCTCGTTACAATCGCGCTGATTGCCGTCAGTCCACTCGGCAGGCCGGAGAGTTTGCCGTTGCTGATGCTTAGGCTCAGATTGGTGCTGCTTGGGCCGCCGTATATGGCGCTCTTGTGGTACTTGTCACCCTCAAACGCGATCAGGCTCGTAGTCTGCTGGCCCCAGCCGCCGGAACTGGTCATGGTGCCGTAGCCCCAAATCTTGATTGCCCCGTCAGTGCGCCTAAAACTAACGCTGGGGTTGGTGTCCGTAATGGCATAAGCCTCCACATTGTTATTGCCACTGCCGCCGGAACTCCCGCCGCCGGCATAAGTTCCTGTCACGCCAAAAATGCTCACACCGCTTTTGATGTTTCCGGCCACAAGGTTTGCATCGCCCTTGATTGTTTGTGTCCCGCTCAGGTATTGCCCAGATGCAATGCTCTGGTCACTCGTTCCCGGCGTATAAGTGGCGGCGCTTTTCTTGGTTACGCTGCTACCGATATACGTGTTCGATATGGCTTCCACCGTGACGGAACTTAAAGCGTCGTAACTGCTGTCAGGATTTACGGTTTGGGTATTCTCACTTGGGGTAACTGTTTTGCTCTGCAATTTTACGCCGCTGGCACCACCCGTCACAAAGCCGCCCTGCATGTCAACGGCATCGCTGCCTAAATACACACCCATGCAACTGTCACCACCTTCTGAGCGTAACGTTTGTCGCGCCAACGCTGGCTGCCGTTATGTCAATGGTTTTTGCGCTGCTGCCGTCCCATGCGCCCTGACTGGTTCCGTTCAGTTTGATGGTCAGTCTGTTATTTAGTTTTTCGGCGCTCGTTGCGGAGCCGCCTGCGTTGCTGGAACCGGCATAGTTTGTGGTTCCGGTGACTTTGTCCCCTGTGGCACTGTGGGCAATTACCCCTTTCGGTAGGTCGGCAGCCTGCACCGTATCACCGGTCAGGTCGAGGACAACTTCATCGTTGATAACAACCTTATTTACGGCCATGCTCAGCCTCCGATCGTCAACGTCTGGCCGCCAGCGGCATTATCAACGTATGTGGCCGGGATCTCCTGCACAGTAACTTGGGACAGGCAGTTATACGCTTTGTCGGGCAGCACAACCTGCTGCTCAAAGGTCGGCGTAACGCTCTTGGCCTGCGGCTTCATACCTTCGCTGCCGCTCATAGAGCCTTTCACGCCCAGGACCGTAACGCCCTCGCGGATATTTGTGGGCACCAGCTTGGCCTGTTCGGTCGCTGCGATAGTCACTCCGCCCGCGCCATCATGAAAGCCCATGGGAATGGTGTACTTACCAGAAACGGTGCTGATTTCACCGTTGACTTCGCCGTTGTTGGGCATTGTGCCGGTCATTTTAGCGCCACGCGCGTAGAATGTTTTCCCGTTCAAAACCTCCGCCACAGCTGCGGTAGCATCGCTGGTATCCGCGTCTTTCGTGCTGGTACCGGTAATAGGGGCGCCGGACTTGTCGTGCGCTGTGATACCTTTTGCGAGCTTGTCCGGGGTAATGGTATCGGCAGTCAGGTCAAGCTTCGTTTCCTTGCCGATAACAACCTTGTTTACGTATTTATTGGGCATTGTAGTACTCCTCTCCTATAATCAGTGTGTAACCGTTGGAATCGTTGGTTACCTCGTACTGAGGTATCTTTTTGATTGTTATGTTCTGCTGCAATAACCGCTTTGCGGTGGGCAGGGTCTGCGCCGAGAGCAACGGCGTGATGTCATATGGCCCTGCATACTCCGGCGCGCTAACCACTGCGGTGCCTGTAATGCGCACCGATACGGCGTGCTGTTGGGCCACTCGCACCTGGATCATGCACCATCAACCTCCTGGAATAAGGTCGGGCTCATTTTGAGCGCCAGAATCTCTGTCTGCGGCTGGTCAGTGCTGTCCCGCAACGTGATGCGGGTGTCCATGTACAGCGTCTCGCCGCCCAGGAATTTGTACGTTTCTTCCCGCGTCCAGGGGATAAGGATGATGTTCTGCCCCGCTTGCCGGGTGCAGTCATCCGGCCAGACGTTGGATTTAATGGCCGGGAAGCCATTATAATTTTTTTGCTTAAATACAAATTCTATCCGGCTTATCTCGTCCAGGCTCATGCCGATTTCCACGGGCAGCACAAATTGCGTTCCCTGTTTCATTCGTTTTTCTCCTGGTTCGGCAGCTTTTCTTCCTCTGTTTTCGGAGTTTCGATGTTTGCCGCCGCTGCTTCTTCGGCGGCCATGTTCTCCCGCACGGCGGCAAGCACGTTTTCCAGAACCAGCTCAGATACCGCAAAGGGGATTTTCGCTTCGTTGATCGCGGCAATAATCTTGCGCCTACACTCTTTGATGCGTTTGGTATCGGTCATGGTGTTTCCTCCTTAAAGCCGCGCGTTCACGGCATTTTTCAGCGTGGCAATGGCCGCCAGAACCTCTTCGTCAAGGGCCACAAAAGACCCCCGGTTGTTCTGGCTGGTGATGTTGCCATCACTGTCCAATTCGGTGTATGTGTAGCTCACGCGTTCGCCCTCAGCGGTCGTTACGATTGCCACGCCGGATAATTTCTTCATGCTAATTCCTCCGATTCATCCAATAGAATGTCTGCGGTTTCGTTCGCGCCGGTGTCCATAGCCAACAGGTCATCTGCGGCGGTGGTGCTTTCGTCCTGGGCGCGGGCGGCGGTGCTGGCGGCCAGATCAATGCCTGCCGGTTCGCCCGCGGGGTAGCTGCTGTCACTGCGGTCGGCATAGCTGCCCTCATAGCCGCGCTGGGCGGCCATGCAGAGCCATGCAAATTGCTGCCTCGGTGCGCCGTGTATAATGGCATACTGGCCGCAGTTTTCGGCCCACAGGTGGCCGGTTCCATCGCAATCCGTCAGCAGCCAGGCGGGCTGCCCGTACTGAGCGATGGTCTCCGCATAGTGCGGGTCAAGGGCAATCAGGCACCAGCCTTCGGGGCCGCACTGGCCCTTGCCCCAGTCCGCAAAGGTTGGCAGCGGCGTCTCAAATGCGGCCATTTTCAGCGCGCCGAAGCTGGTAGGCACCACGCGGGATTTCTCGCCCCAAACGTCCAGATTGTGGACATTCAGCTTGCCGGAAACACCCACCCGCGCTGTGTTAAAATCAGTGTCGCTATCATCAGATCGGTTGTAAGTAACCTGCATACCGACATATGTTGACGGGTTCAGCCCGTCAACCCAACCATACCTCGCGTACTTGCTGCAGGCCCCAATGTAGGAGCTGCCTGCTTCCGAGTACAGCACACCAGTTAATCCGATTGATCCCGTGTTGATGGTGGCATACCAGGCAATATGCCTGTTGTCGATGTACACGCGTTCACCGGCCTCGGTGCCCATGCGTATCCAGGCGTTGTCCAGATCGTACACCGTGGTGTACGACAAGTTGTGTATCTGCCCGGTCGTAATGTTGCCGCCGTTGATGATTGTCTTGTCCTGGTTCCATGTGCTGAGGTCGGAAAATGTTACCACGCCGGATAGGTTGATCTGTGCGCTGGTGATCTCTGTTCCGCCTGCCGTCAGCTTGATGGTGCTGCTGGTTCCGCTTGTGCTGGCCGTCAGCTTAATTTCGTTCACCGTCTGTTTGATCTCGGTTTTGGTTTCGTTGGCGGTCAGATAGTCGCCGGTGCTGGCCGTCCAGGCGGTGGGGCTGTTGCCCATCTGCACCATGGGGTGCATGATGGTCAGATCATTGGTAACGGTGGCGTTATCGTTCGCGGTACTCACAAACAGACCGTCTGCATAGCCGTCCGCGGTCGCCGTAAAGGCTGCCCAGCGCAGCTTCCAGCCGTTATCCAGTGCAATATCCTGCTTTGCATTTTTGAACGCGCTGCCATAGTAGGCTTTGGTTCCGCTGGGGGATTTGGTTTCAAACTGCAAAAACAGGCTGTCCGTGCCGGAGTTGAGCTTATACAGTACCGATGCACAATAGGTCATGCCCTTGGCAATCACCAGCGTTTTGTCCGCACCAAAGTGGAAGCGGGTGTTCCGCGCTTTATTGGTCACGCGAACAGATTCACCGCTGATCGTGTATGTTCCTTTTTTGCTCAGGTCATTGCCGCCTGCATCCAGGGTCGCATTGTTCCAGTCGTCGGTGCCCACAATAATATTGTTGCCGCCGGTGATCCGCTGCGTTACCGTCTGGGTAATGCTGTCGGCTTTCTGGTCAATTGCGGATACTGATTCTTTAACGGTCTTGAACTCTTGCTTCGTGCTGTCAAGGTCATCCGAAATGGTTGTGGTGGTCTCTTTCAGGCTGCTGACTTTGGTGCTGATGCTATCCGCCTTTTGGCTGATGCCGGAGACATCCTCTTTCAGGCTTTCCACCGTTGCTGTGGTGGCATAATCCTGCAATTTTCTGTCAACCGCATCGTTGGCGGCGCTGGTGGCGGTATCCTTTACGTTGGCCGTTACCGTTTCAGTCACTGACTTGGTGACTTCGGTTTTGATCTCATCCGCCGATTGGGAGATGAGGCTTTTAGCGCTTTCCTGCGTCAGGTAGTCGCCAGAGCTGGCATTCCAGGCGGTCGGTGCGTTGCCGTATTGCAGCATGGGGTGAAGCAGTTCAAACTTATTGGTGCAGTTGCCATTGCTGTCGAAATCGGCTTTTTTCAAAACACCGTTTTTGCTGGGGGTCCAAGTACCATACCGCAGCACCCAGCCGTCTGTCTGCTTAATTTCGAGCTGGTCAGCGGTTTTTATGTATGCAATGTAATGTTTGCCATCATCGCCCGTAAACGTAATGCCCAGCCGCAGCGCATCTGTGCCAGAAATGAGTTTGTACATAACGGACAGGCATAATGTGACGCCTTTTATAATGCGAGCGCCCGCGGTGTTGAACATAAAATACCCGTTGGTGTTCGCATTGGTTATTGTTGCGCTGCCATCATCGCCATACGCCACGCTACTGTCAATGCCGCCAGAGAGGGCGTTCTTGAAGCTCTCACTGCCCAGGATCAGGTTGCCGCCGCCGGTGATTTTGGTGTCTTTTTTCACCTCAGAGGAAAGCCCATCTACCGTTGCTTTCAGGTCGGTGTACTTGCCGGTCAGGTCGCTGGCCTTTACTTCCAGGCCGTCCACGCTGGTCTTGATCTCCAGCATCTTGCCGGTCAGGTTCTTGTAGCTCTGGCTGTTCACGGCGCTGGAACTTTCCCGGCTGGCGCTGCCCACGCTCTCAAAGCTGGCTTTGCCGGAGGAGATTGTGGCGCTCATCAGGTAGGTGTCAAACTCCCGCCCGCGTGCGTCCTTAACGTGCACGATCTGCCCGCAGGTAAGGCCGGAACCGCTGGGCACCGATACTTTGCAGGGGGTGTAGGTCACGCTTTTCAGCACGTTGTACAGGTTCTGGGCAACGGTTTTCAGGTTGGCTTCGGTTCCGGTTGTCAGCAGCAGGTTGCCCTGCACTGCATAGGTGTTGGTGGCAGTGGTGCTGTCGGGGTAAATCACCCCCACGTCACTGTCCGACTGCCGGATCTGGACTTTCTCAATGGCCTTGACCGTGTAGTCCTCGTAGCTCAGGCTGTCAGCATAATAGGCGGTGCTGTTGCTGGCACCGTCCGGGGTGATTTTAGCAGTGCTGCGCTTGTCTGTGTAGGTCAAGAATTGCAGCTTGCCGTCTGCATTCATGTGGGCGTAGCAGCCTGCTGCTTCCGCCGCCCAGGAGATAATCTGGCGGCAGGTCAGGTCGTCCGCGTAGAACGCCTGCACGCTGTAGCTGCCATTGATGGGCAGGCTGCTGCTGGCCAGCGTAACCCCCGCCCGCTGGCAGGCCAGCTGAACCAGCTGCCAGATAGTTTTGGGGAACTGTGCCTGATTGGCCCGCAGCCAGCCGGAGAAGTCCGCATCCAGCTTGGACATGGTGTCGTAGGCCGTGACCTTGTAGCTGTTGCGCTTGGTGCGGGTGGGCTTTTCAGCATAGAAAACGCCCACCTTGGTGCGGCTCCCGGCATCGTCCTGCCGGTAGTAGGTCAGGGCGTCCCCGGCAGTAATTTGCAGGCTGCCGTCCGGGTCCGCCCAGATTTCGGCTTCAATGTAGTCCGAAAACGCAGAGCCGATGGTAAATTCCTGCCCGGCGTTCACCGCAGTGTGCAGGGTCAGGCTTTTGACCGCGCTGCCAGGGGAGCCGCCCTTTAACTCGGTGCCGCTTGGGAGAGTGAGAATTGGTTGGAGCAAATATACACCTCCTTTGGTTTTAGTTAGGAGGTAGGAGTGAGGAGTTGGAAGGTGTGCGCGTGCGCGCACGGGTTGAAAATTGGGCCGCAATCCCGTAGGAGCGCACAGTGTGCGCCCGTCGCCTTGCGGTAAATCCTGTTATGGCATCATCTACCGCAAAGCCCAGGAACGGTCAAGACCGTTCCCTACAATGCCGGACCTTAGGCCCGTTTTAACTCCTAACTCCTACTTCCTACCTCCTAACTCTCAATCAGCATTCGATAATGTTAAACTTCAAATTCTTCCACTGTTTCGTCTTGGCGTTGTGCCAGGCGATGCCGTATTTGCTGCAGTAGCAGGTGGTGGTTTCGGTCTCGGTGGAAGAGCCGGCTTTGGGATGGGTGAACTGAAACGTTGCCTTGCCTGCAAACAGCCCGATGGTGTACTTGTATTCGTCATCCGTCAGGCAGCTGTAGGCAATGGGCCAGGTGGCAACCTTTTCCCGCACCACTTCCCGGTGCATAAACCCGGCCTCATCGCGGCCGGAATCGCTGGAATCCAGGTCGGAATAGCTCGGTTCAATGTCGCAGTCCGGTGCGTACAGGGATTTGCCATCGATCTGGAACAGATTGGTCAGGGTCACGTCACACACCTCCTGTGGCAATGGCCTGTTTGCGCTGCCAGCGCTGCACGGCGCGGCCTACGTCCTCGTCGGTCAGCTCAATGCCGTACACGGCGGAGAGGATCTCCCGCAGCACGGAAACCACGGCTTCAAAGCCCGCCATCTGGCCTGCCTGCAGGTCCTCCATGACCTCGGCCACAGCCTGCTTGATGGTGTCCAGCGGAGCTTCCACGTTAGTGCCGTGGCTCTGATCGCCCAGCACGGCCAGAAACTCCCGGTTGGCCGGGATGACCGCGCCTTGTGCCAGGTAGGGAATTTGCGGGGCGGTCAGGGTGCTGATATTAAACCCGACATGCCCGCCGCCGAATATGTCCGGCAGGTCGAACGACAACCCGTTCAGCGCGTTGATGACCGCATTGATGCCGGTGACAACGGCGGAGATCATCCGATTGATGAAGCCGATGATGCCGTTGACGGCGGTCTTGATGGCGTTCGTCATCTTATCCCAGACGGTGCTGACTGTGTTGCCGATGGCCTGCCAGGCAGCATCCCAGTTGCCGCGGAACACGGCGCTTAAAAAGTCCGTCAGCCCGCGCAGCACAACAACGGCCAGATCAATGGCATCCGCAATAGCCCCAACGGCCACGCCAACAACGTCCGCAATGGCGTTGAATACCTCAGCAAACGCGGGGCCGAATGTGGCGATAATCCACTTGGCCACCGGGGCCAGTAGGTTGTTCCACAGGTCCAGCAGGCAGTTGGCAACGCTTGCCACCAGCAAAAGAATGTCGTCCCACAGGGGCTTGAGGTGGGAGGACCAGAGGGTAGATAAAATCTGCATCAGGTTAGTAAGGATCGGCTGCAAAACGTTCTGCCACAGGGTGGTAAAAATGCCTTGCAGGTTTTCCAGCGCCAGGGCGGCACTCTGGGCAATGGGCTGGCCGTACTCGGCCCAGGTCAGCTGAACGCCGTCCAAAAGATCCTGCCAAACGGTCAGGGCAGCGGTTTTCATCTGCTGCCAGGCTGCATCCCACAGCGCGGCGGCGGGGGCAAGCACAGCCTGTAATGTGGCCCAGAAATTTTGCAGCTGCTGGTTTAATAGAGCCGGCGGACTTGACTGTGGCGGTTCGGCATCTGCGGCTTTGATTGTTGCAGCGCTGCTGCTTTTGCGGGTGGTGGAAGCCGCCGCAGCTCCGGCACTTTCGGCAAGAGAAGCCTGCAGCCGGTCCAGCTCATCAAATTCCGCAACGCTGCGTTTGGCGGCCTTGGCTGCTTTGGTGGTGCCACTGGCAAGTTTGGCCTGGGCTTTGGCGGCTTTGTTGGCGCTGACTGCTGCTGCGGCGGTCTGCTGCTCAAACTTTGCCACCGGCACGGCGGAGAACGCAGCGTTTACACTGCGGCATATTTTTTTCAGGGCAGTGCGCAGGCCGTTCAGCGGCTGCTGCGCGGTGTGGGTAGTTGTTTGTGTAGACAGGGCAACCTGAAGGCTGCCTGCATAGGATTTTGGCAAAAGCATCTACCTCCTTATGAGGACTTAATTGGCCAACAGGCGCTGCAGCCGCTGGCGTTCCGCTATCTCTGCCGGATTCAGGCGGGGGCGCAGGTCAACCATGGCTTTGTTTTTGCGGTAGTAGTCCTGTTCCCACGGCTGCAATTTTTGGCCGTGGCGCAGCTTGCTGCGCACCCGCAGCAGGGTAGCCAGCTGGCCGTCCCCAATGCTGTTGAACCAGGCCATAAAGGTCCACCAGTGCAGATAAGGCAGGGCGCGCACTTCGCACCCGGCGGCTTTGTTGATGTCGGCGGCAATCAGCGGGGCGTCCTGTTCCCAGTCCAACAGCGGCGGGGCAGGGGAGCGGGGCAGCGTTTGCCCGCAGTTCAAAAAATCTGCCAGCTTCTGCATGGCCTCCGGATAGTCGCTGCGCGGCAGATCGCCCTCATAAAATAGGGCCAGGGCTACCCGCCAGCGGATGAATTCCGGCTCGCTGGCATCGTTCAACCGATGCAGAATATCCAGAATATCGCGGTAATCCGAATGAATCGGATATGCTTTTCCGCCAACCTCCAGCCGGGTGGGCAACCGCCAGCTGCTCATACCTGCACCCCGCGCGCGGCGCGCGCTGCCTGGGCCTGCTGCACGGCCAGCGTGGCTTTGGCATCCGCGCACTGGCGGGCACCGGCTTCCAGAATGGGCTGCAATGCCGCAAACAGATTGGTGATGACCCGCTCGCCGTTGCCGGCAACCGCCAACAGATTGGTGCCGCCCAGCATGGCGTCAAAATCATTGCCGGGGCCAAATACTTCCGCCAGCAGCCCCTTGGCGCGCTGATCCGCCTGGGCCAGCAGCTGTATGGCATCGGTCCCAGTGGGGCTTTGCGCCTGCACCTGCTGTTCCAGCTCTTGCAGCTGATTTTGCAGGGTGCAAAAACGGCTGTAAACATTGGGGTCGCTGGGGTTAAAGCGCAGCACTCCGCCGCCGTGCTCCGGCCCGCCATTGACCGCGTATTCGCGCAGGCCGGTATCAATCGTAAGTTGTTCCAT